TTAAATTATTTAGGCAGTTATATGTTGGATTCTCGGATTTTGATACATGTTTTTTCTGAAACAAAATAGTGAAATTCATATAGAGAGCACCATTAGGGGGTGCTCTTCTGATACACGGTGTCCAATTCGGACACCTTTTTATATGCCAATTTTCATACAGCGTGCACAGCACCAGCATTTACATACTTTAGGCATGGATTCACTGTATGTAAGCGTTAGCACCTCCTTTCGTCACGGTAGCAATCGGCTGTCGTGTATGGCGCTGGCAGGACTGTATTTTAGTAAATATCAAAAACGAAATGAATGAGAGGTGGTGAGGCTTGGCAAGAGCGAGAGATCCGAACCGAAATAAAGCTTTTGAAATATATAAAAAATATGGCGGAAAGATTGATTTGGTTGAGGTTGCAAGTCAACTGAATATTTCGCCTGGAACAATTCGAGGATGGAAATCAAAGGATTCCTGGGATACACAATTGAATGGAACGCTCCGTAAAAATACGGAACGCTCCAAAAGAAGAAAAGGTGGTCAGCCGGGAAACAAAAATGCAAAAGGTCATGGTGGCAACGGGCCACCGGGAAATAAGAACGCAGTTAAGACAGGAGAGTTTGAAGCTCTCTTTTTTGATACCTTGGATGTAGATGAACAGAAGCTGATTCAGACAGTACAGCCGGATAAGGAACAGCTACTCCTGCAGGAGATACAACTTCTGACAGTACGTGAAAGACGGATGTTGAAGCGCGTTGATCAGCTGCGACAGATGGAAGAACAGAAACTTGGAGCTGGTTCTGATGGAGAACATGTTCCTTCGGGAATGTCCGTAACAGAATTTAGTTCCGGTATAGAAAAAGGCAAGCCTACTGAACTGAAGAAGTACGAAGGAATTCTTGGACAGATTCAGTCCATTGAAGATGCGCTGACCAGAGTCCAGGCGAGAAAGCAGAAAGCAATTGAGACACTTCACAAGTTTGGATATGATGATGCGAAACTTGAGCTTGCAACTATGCAGCTTGAATTTGCAATGCTGAAACAGGATAACGTTGAGGAGAATACCACAGATGATGGATTTCTGGATGCAATGAACGCGGCTGCACAAAAGGTTTGGAGTGATGAGAATGTATAGCAAGATCATAGCTCTGAAAGACAAGCTGCAGAAGCTGAAAGAGAATCGTAAGAACCGGCAATCTGATCAGACATTTCATTTTTCTCCGTTTTCCAAAAAGCAGAAGCAGGTTCTAACCTGGTGGTGCAGAGGATCACCAGTACACGATAAGACTGGAATCATAGCTGATGGAGCTATCCGATCAGGAAAGACCATCAGTATGTCACTATCTTTTGTGATGTGGGCTATGAGTTCATTTTCAGGTCAGAACTTTGCTATGTGTGGAAAGACCATTGGTTCTTTCAGGCGAAATGTTCTTTTTTGGCTGAAACTAATGCTTCGGTCCAGAGGATATTCCATCACGGACCATAGAGCGGACAATCTTCTGACTATTCGCAAAGACGGGAGAGAGAATTACTTTTACATTTTTGGTGGCAAGGATGAACGATCACAGGACCTGATTCAGGGTATTACACTGGCAGGTGTGTTCTTCGATGAGGTTGCCCTGATGCCAGAATCCTTTGTCAATCAGGCTACTGGTCGATGCTCTGTGAAAGGCTCCAAGTTCTGGTTTAACTGCAATCCGGACGGACCTTATCACTGGTTCAATGTCAACTGGATTGATAAAGCCGCTGAAAAGAACATTCTGTATCTGCACTTCACAATGGACGATAACCTGTCACTGGATGAAGAAATCAAAGCCAGATACCGAAGCATGTACGTTGGAGTATTCTTTCAGCGCTACATTCTTGGCTTATGGAAGGCGGCAGAAGGTATCATTTATGATATGTTCGATGAGAACAAACATGTTCAGGATATTAAAGATTTCTTCCAGTTACTGGTTAATGGCAACCGTTATGTATCCTGTGACTATGGTACGCAAAATGCAACTGTATTCTTGTTGTGGAACAAAGGCATAAACGGAAAGTGGTACTGTATCAGAGAGTACTACTATTCAGGCAGAGATAAAGGCAAACAAAAGACAGATTCAGAATATGCAGACGACTTGAAGGAGTGGCTTGACGGAACGAAGATCAGAGCAATCATCGTGGATCCATCAGCTGCTTCTTTTATTGCAGAACTCCGGAAGCGAGGATATAAAGTCCTGAAAGCTAACAATGATGTGCTTGACGGAATACGGCTGGTTGGGATGCTGCTGAATCTAGGAATGCTGGTTTTTTCCTCATCATGCGTGGAAACGATCAAAGAGTTTACCTCTTATATCTGGGATGAGAAAGCCATGGAACGAGGCGAAGATAAGCCAGTTAAACAGCATGATCACAGTATGGACGCTGTGAGATACTTCGTAAGTACGATATTAGGCCATAAGTTGGCAAGAATGAAAGAAGTCAGGGGGTGATTGAGATGTATACATTTACGATTCCAAGAGATGAGTTCGATGAGCTGAAGCCGAATAAGCAGATGCTGAGATCTTTGATTAGTAATCATATCAGCAGAGTGGCACACTTGAAAAGGAATATGGCTTACTATAAGGGCAAACATGATATTCTGGACGATAAGAACCGAGAAAACAGGCTGGTCTGTAACCATGCAAAAGATATCTCTGATACTGCCAGTAGCTACTTTATCGGCAATCCGGTGTCGTACAAATCCGAAAATGATATCACAGATCTGACAGATGCATTTGAGGTTGCCGGAGCTGATGAAGTTGATGGAGATAATGGTCTTGAGCTTTCTATCTATGGGCTTGCTTATGAGTACATCTATACAAAAGAAGACGAGACATATCTGAACATGAAGAACATCTCCGCAGAGAATACCTTCATGGTCAAAGACGACAGTATTGAGGAAAACGAACTCTTTGCTGTCTATTATTATGTCAAAAAAGATGATGCGAAGGTAAGACCAGAACATTTTATGGCAACAGTAGTGACGCAGAATTATAAGTTTGAATTGGACATCATTAATGATAAAACCATTCGACAGGACACCACAGAAGAGCCAGTGCCTCATTACATGGGCGAGATACCAATCATTGAGTACCTGAACAATAAGCTTGGAATTGGTGACTTTGAGCTGCAGATACCACTGATTGACGCATACAACGCACTGATGAGCGATCGAGTTACCGATAAGGAACAGTTTATTGATGCGATTCTGGCTATATACGGCACGCTGATTGCTGATGATGAAGTGGAAGATGAGAATGGTGAAAAGAAAGATGGTATGGAAGTTGCCATGAGGCAGCTGAAAAAACGCAAAGTCTTGGAAGTGCCAGATGGTGCCAAGGCTGAGTACCTGACAAGGACTTTTGATGAATCCGGTGTGGAGATCCTGAAAAAGGCCATTGAACAGGACATTCACAAGTTTTCTCATATTCCTTGTATGTCAGACGAAGCTTTTGGTGGAAATGTATCTGGCGTGGCTATGGAGTTTAAGTTGCTTGGTATGGAGAATATCACTAAGATCAAGACCAGGTACTATCGAAAAGGACTGAGAAAAAGAATTCGTATATTCTGCAATTTCCTCGCCATGAGAGGTAAACATGTGGATTCTACAGGAATCACCATGACATTCACCAGAGCACTTCCAAAGAATCTTCTGGAGATTTCACAGATGGTATCGAATCTGAAAGGCATCGTCAGCCAGAAGACACTGCTTGCTCAGATTCCATTCGTGGAGAATGTTGATGATGAGCTGGCAGCAGTCAAAAAGGAATCCGAAGAGAATCTGAAACAACAGCAGGAAATGTTTGGGTTACAGAAAAACGATCCTCCGGAAGAAGATAACTCGGACGATTCTCAGCAGAAAGCAGAAGAGAAAAAGATAGATGAGTGATAGCGATTATTGGAGAAAACGATTGGCATGGGACATGTATGAGCAGATGGAGGATGCAGAAGCAACTGCAGATCTGGTTGCAAGAGTATACAGATCAGCATCTTCTCAGATTGTATTTGCCGCACAGGACATATTCGAAAAGTATATGACAAAGCACAAACTGTCCCAGACAGAAGCATGGAATCTGCTGAACCGTATGCAGGATAATGATTCTATTGAGATGCTGCTTCTGGAACTGAAAAATAAGAATTCAGGAGAGAATAAGCAGGAACTGATAAAAGAACTGGAAGCTCCGGCATACAGAGTTCGGATTGAACGCCTTCAGGATCTTCTGCAGCAGGTAGATGCAGTTATGAAAAATGTATATCAGCAGGAACAGCAGTTTGATACAAGTTTTTTTGAACAGCTTGCGGAAAATGCTTATTACAAAACGATATACAATACACAATGCAGAACGGGCTTGGGATTCAGCTTTTCACATGTAGACCAGAAACAGGTTGACCGAGCATTGCGGATGAATTGGTCAGGGAAACATTATTCGAACAGAATCTGGAAGAATACGGATGATCTTGCAAAAACGGTCAAAGATGAATTGCTGGTGAGTCTTCTGACTGGCAGGACAGACCGTGAAACGGCAGCAGTCATCACAGAGAAGTTTGGCGGTGGAGCAATCAAGGCAAGACGACTGATCAGGACGGAAAGCTGTTTCCTTTCTGGAGAACTGACAGCTCAGGCTTATGAAGAGTGTGACATACAGAAATACCGGTATGTTGCTACGTTGGACTTGCGAACCAGTAAGATATGCCGTGAGCTGGATGGAAAGACGTTTCTGGTATCGCAAAGGCAGGCAGGAAAGAACTATCCGCCGATGCATCCGTGGTGTCGATCTACCACAATCAGTGTGATTGATGATGAAACACTGTCCAAAATGACACGTGCTGCATACAATCCGGAAACTGGACGTACTGAGAGAGTCCCTGCAAATATGACATATAAAGAGTGGTATGAGAAGTATGTCAAAGGTAATCCGGATGCCGAAGTCCAAGAGAAAGCGGTTAAAAATGCATCAGTTGACTGGAAACAATATGATCAGTACAGAGAATCTCGACAGTCAAAGTTTTCAGAGCGTTTCACTGAATTAAACAATGGTCAAAAAGATACCATTACAGCCAGAAGACTTATGAACAACCTCAACAAAACAGAAGTTGGAAAAGAAACTGTATCATATATTTCTGAACATCCAGAATTGAATATAAATATGTGCTATAAAGTAGATGCACCTGAAGATGTTCTGGGATTACAGGACGGGAATGATATTTATATTTATGCGAGTAGAACAGCTACAGTACAAAAAACAGCTGAGACTATTGTACATGAAGTTACACATCACAGATATGACATTGGCGGAAATCAGTGGTCTGAATGTGTATGCAGGGCACAGGAAATAAAGCACCGAAAAGGTGTTGATAAATTGACCGGAGAAGAGTTGCGTGATATAATTAAATCAGTTAAGAAAGACTATCCAGATTATAAATGGAGGTAGTATCATGAACAAGGCTGAGGAACTGTTTCAGAGAATTAAAAAAATGCGAAATGGCGAGGAAGTTATCTGCAGTCATTGTAAAAAAGGAATAATGCTTCCTATAGGTGATTGCAAAACAACAAAATGCTTTTATTGTAATAATTGTGGAACAAGATTAAACATGGACTAATACCACCAGTCAGAAATGGCCGGTGGTATTTTTATACTCATTTTTAAATCTTAAGAAAGAGAGGACATGAAACATGAAATTTGAAGAAGCATTAAAAGCAATGAAATGTGGAAGTAAAGTCAAATTACCATCATGGGGAGGGTACTGGTGCTGGAATCCAGAGAAAGAAGCAATCATCATGCACACCAAAGATGGACAGGAATTGGATATTCGTGAGACACAGAATGTTGAATATACTTTACAGAATATTCTTTCTGATGAATGGACTCTTGCGGATAAAACTAATTGCCCTCAGCTTGGAGGAGAAGCAACATTTTCCTTCGGAGAAGCGATCAAATATCTAAAAAGAGGGATGAAAGTTGCGCGTAAAGGCTGGAATGGCAAGAAACAGTATATTCAGCTTGCGACCGGCATTTCTTACAAGACAGCGAATGGCGAAGTTGTGAATTGTGAACATGATGCAATCGGCAACAAAGCAGTGGCTTTTGTGGGAACTTCCGGTGTACAGATGGGATGGCTTGCATCCCAGGCAGACATGCTTGCAGAAGACTGGATTTTTGCGGAGGAATAACAACATGGAGAATGAAGAATTTCTGAGATTATGTAAAGCAAAAGTTGCAGAGTATACCAATAGTCACATGGATGTTACAGATCGGCAGCAGGTGACTGTACATGATGCGTATGTGGTATGGAGCTGTAAGACCTTGCAGAATAACAAGGCGCTGCTTAGCACTACGGTACCAGATGGCATGTACTATGAGCTGACATATAACGGTGATAAGAATGAACTGTATATGGATGCCTATAAGAAGTTTGAAAACAGATGCTTCAAATTGTAATTTGCGCCGGCGCAATGGAGGGAGGTGAGAACGGTGAAGATGAGATGCATTAAACGCTACAGTGATGTCAAATTAAAAAAAATCATTGAAGTAGACACTATTTTTGATGTAGATGAAGAAAGAGCGAACCATCTGGTGAATGAGAAAGTTGCAGAGATTGTAAATGAGACTGAAAAGACAGCGGAAAAGGCAACAGGTAAAGGGAAGGAATAGGTGATCCGATTATCTCCCTGTGAGGCGTGGGGTGAAGCGTCTTATTTTTATGTCCGGAATGACGTGAAACTATAAGATCTGAGACGAATGGCCCGGGCGCGAAAGTGAATAGGCTGGGCGGAAAGGATAAGAAATGAAAAACAAAGTATTCAAAGCTTTTTGCAAAGTTCCGATGAATTTACAGTTATTTGCTGAAGGAGACGGTGCTGGGACCGGCGATGAGGGCGGTAATGGCGGCGGAGCTGGTGGAGCAGGAGAGGAAGGCAATGAGCCACAGTCTTTTGACGATTTTCTGAAAACAGGAGGCAATCAGGCTGAATTTGATCGGAGAGTACAGAAGGCAGTCAATACGGCAGTTACCAATGCACAGGAAAAGTGGCAGGCACTGACGGATGATAAGCTCTCTGAGGCTGAGAAGCTTGCAAAAATGACTAAAGAAGAGAAAGCACAGTATATGCAGCAGAAGAAAGAAAAAGAACTTTCTGAAAGAGAAGCTGCGATTACTCGAAAAGAACTGATGGCGGAGGCAAGAAACACGCTTGCCGGTGATGACCTTCCACAGGAACTTGCTGAGGTTCTGAACTACACAGATGCCGATGCCTGCAAAAAGTCCATGGAGACTGTGAAAGCAGCATTCCAGAAAGCTGTTGAGGCAGCAGTGGAAGAAAAGCTGAAAGGTGGAAAACCGCCGAAGAAAGCAACGGAAACAGATGAACAGAAGACCCAGCAGCAGAAAGTATATAACGCAATGATGGGACAATTTTAAAGGAGTGAAAAAATATGCCAATTAATACTTTAGCAACAGCTACATTATTTCAGAACACACTGGATCAGATCGCAGTGCAAGAGGCAACTACAGGCTGGATGGATACCAATGCCGGACAGGTGATCTATAACGGTGGCGCAGAGGTTAAAATCCCTAAGATTAATATACAGGGAATGGGAAACTATGACCGTGATAACGGCTACCAGCAGGGATCCGTTACGCTGGAATACGAAACTAAGAAAATGACACAGGACAGAGGCCGTCTCTTCCAGCTGGATCCGATTGATGTCAACGAAAACAACTTTGTAACTACAGCGGCAGCAGCTATGGGAGAATTTCAGCGAACACAGGTTGTGCCAGAAATTGATGCATACCGTATCAGTAAACTGGCAACCGAGACCATTACGGCTAATAAAGCAGGTATGGTAGCACGTGGATATACACCGGGCGCAACAGGAACCTCTGCGCTGCGTAAGCTGAAAGAAGCTATTAAAGCAGTACGAGAGGGATATAACGGTGCACTGGTGTGTCAGGCAACACCTGATTTTATCATGGAACTTGAACTGGAACTTGCAGGAAAAATCACGGCAGCTACATTTTCTAAAGGCGGCATTCAGACACAGGTACCGTCTGTGGATGGTGTACCGATCATTTCCACACCGTCTAACCGTATGTACACAGTGATTAAGATCAATGATGGAAAAACACCCGGACAGGAAAAAGGTGGATATGAGAAAGGAACGACTGCAAAGAGCCTAAACTTCTTTGTATGCCCGGTTACAACACCGATTGCAGTGACTAAACAGGATATCATGCGTATCTTTGATCCGAACATCAACCAGAAACTGAATGCATGGCAGATGGATTACAGACGTTTCCATGATCTCTGGGTATTGGAGAATAAACTGGATTCTGTTTTCCTGAATATCAAGGAGGCAGAATGATGAGATTAATTCGAGCTAATATCGAAATAGACGTAGAAAATGCAGCAACAGCAGAAAAACTTATGAAGAGTGGTTTTGAGCCGTTGGAAGGAGTAACGAAAGTTGCTCCTTCTGATTCTGACAAGACTAAAAAGAATCTGGATGAAATGACTGTTGAAGAGCTGAAAGCTATTGCAAAGGAGAAAGGTCTGTCAGGAGTATCAGCTCTTGCTAAGAAAGATCTTCTTGAAATCCTGAAAGAGTGATCACATGGCAAAAGAAAGAGACATTGAGAAAATCATAACCTTAACAGGAGAAAAGGACGAAGATCTGATTGAACTTTTACTAGATGATGCGGAAGAATTTGTCAAATCTTACACAGGCAGAAAAAACATTGTAACCGGTCTGGAAAAGGCGGTCAGAGATCTTGCTGTGATCGCACTGAACCGGATGGGAACAGAGGGAGAAAAAGCGAGAAGTGAGGGTGGAGAGAATTATACCTTTGATGACGCTCCCAAACAAATCTACGACACTATGAACAGATTTCGCCTTGCGCGAGTGGGAGGTAAGGCTTTTGAGGCTTCGAAGAAGTAGGATTGAAACGTATTATCACAAAAAGCGTATAGTTGAAAAGGATAGAGAGGGCAGTACCAGAGAATCATATGGTACTGCTTCTTCTGTAGAGGGGGAATCCTGGCCGGCATCCGGTAAGGTACAGGTGCAACAGTATGGAGAACGTCTGAATTATATCCGCAATGTGCGGATATCTGGAAAGTACGAAGTGAAACCAGATGAAAAGGGAAGAATGCATTATATTCTTGAGAATGGCACAGACATTCAGGAATCAGATGGAATATGTCTCTTTGCTGGAAAAGATGAAAAACCGGATTACAGGATCATCTCCATCAAGCCATACAGGATATTGAGTTTAGAGGTAGAAAAGATATGAGTGTGAGCGGTACAGATGATGTTGACAGGACATTGAAAAAACTATCAGAACTGGATATGAAACAGGCTGTAGCCGATGCGATTCAGACTGTCCGCGCGGCGGCTGTTTTGAACTGTCCCGTAGATACTGGAGAATTGCGGCAGAGCATATATGCAGACGTTGAGGGGGATGCCAATAGGGCTGTTGGAACCTGCTGGACAAACAGAGCATATGCACCATATGTAGAATTTGGTACTGGTCCGAAAGGACAGGCGAATCATGCTGGAATATCCCCGGAAGTCACACCGGTTTATACGCAGGTTCCGTGGTGGATCCATGAAAGTCAGGTTGACCGCAGAACGGCAGAAAAATATCGGTGGTTTTACATTAATACTCCACAGGGAAGATTCTACCAGTGTACGGGACAGCCGGCGCATCCGTTTCTGTACCCGGCACTTCATGATAACGAAGACAAGATTTTGAAAAATATGAAAGCAAGCTTTCAGGCAGACATAGGAAAGGAATCGAAATGAAAAACATAAAAGATCAGGTGTATAAAGCTCTGTGCAGTGTCACAGATAATGTGTCAGATGCTTATCCGCGCTCATGGGCGGAAGATATAACAATTCAGTATACAGAGGAACAGAATAGTGTGTATGAGCACAGTTCCCATGGTGAGTTTGTCGGAGAAGATAAATCACTTGTCCGGTACAGAATTGACATATGGCATCGTGACAGCACATCGGCAGCAGCTATGGCTGTAGACGAAGCAATGAAGGAAACAGGACTGAAAAGGATTGAATGTCAGGATGTTCCAGATCCTTCAGGAATGAAACATAAACAGATGAGATACGAAGGAATTATTGACATGGATTCCGACGAAGTATATTGGAGATAGGAGGAATATAGGATGTTAGCAAATGGTGCAACACTGGGATATAAGAAAAAAACTGGCTCACCTAGTACATACACAGATCTTCCGGGATTAAAAGAAATCCCTGAAATGGGTATTGAGGGAGAAAAAGTAGAAAATTCTGGACTTACAGATCCGCATAAGATGTATGAAATGGGTGTGGGTGATCTGCCGGATATGGTGTACAAATTTAAGTATGACAATACAAAAGCGGACAGTCCATATCGAGTTATGAGGGCAGCTGCAGAAAGTGGAGAAGTCTTATCATTCCAGGACAAGTTAAAGGATGGCAGTGTCACGGAATTTGATGCACAGGTATCGGTAAAGCGTACAGGTGGCAGTCTGAACGGTGTTATTGAATTTGAGTTGACCATGATGGTTCAGTCAGAACTTAAGTATACGGATCCGGCATAAAAAGGTAGAGAGGAGAATATGACATGAGTGACATCGGTGGATTAGATACTGTGGAAGAAACAGCAGAAGAAAAAGTTGTGGAGATGACTGAGAAAAAGGAACGTAAGCCTTTCCATTGCTGGACGGTAAACAAAAGGGATTACCGTCTGAAACTGAAAGCATCTACAATTGGTAAGCTGGAAAACAAATATCGTCAGAATATCCTGAATATGCTGGATGATATTCCACCACTTTCTGTGATGCTTACGATCATTCAGGCTGCAATGGAACCATGGGAGCATGGAATGAGTTATACAAAGATTCAGAACCTGTATGATTACTGGGCTGATAAAGAGGGCGGCAACCAGACAGATTTGTATTCAAAGGTAATTATCCCTACACTTGCGGTATCCGGTTTTTTTACGCAGGAGCAGGCGGATGTTCTGGTGGAAGAGATGCAGAACGTCTAACGGATTTTGTGAGTGAACTGTACACGGAAGCGCTTGACCTGGGGATTTCCATAGAAACATTCTGGAACTCCTCACTTGCGGAGATCATTGATCTGATAGAAAGTGCATACCGTGTACAGCTGAAAAGAAGAAAACAGCGAATAGAGGATAACTGCACACTGGCAGAAGCAATAGCCGCCAACGTAGGAGCCCTGTTCGATGAAAACAGCAGACCATTCCTGAAACCATGGGACTTCTACCCGAAACTGTTCGAAAAAGAACAGGAGATGTATGAAAAGGCGGAAGAAGAACGGCAGTGGATGGAATACAGTGAGAAACGTAGAGAATATGTAAATGAATTTAACCGTCGTAGACATGAATAATGCTACGGCGGATTTTTAATGGGAAGGAGGTGGAGTTGTGAGTGAAGATCTGAAAAAAATGAAAGTCACCATTGAAGGTGATGCGAAATCCCTCAAAAAAGAGCTGGGTTCAGCACGTGCAGAGGTAAAGAAGGTAACTGATGTTTTTAAAAATGCTTTTAAGTTAGATGAAAGTCAGGCATTAAGATCTGTAAGAAGCACAATGCAGAAAGTGAAAGCTGTTGTATCTTCGGTTACACCGAAACTGGGGTTTAAAGGAAAAATGCAGGAGTTTCAGATTAAAGCGGGAATAAAAGTACCGACAGAAGAATTTCAGAATGTTGAAAATTCTATGGATAAGTTGCAGCAAAAAGTAAATGCCCTTTTACAAGACGAACAGGCTCTTTCTGAAATGGGAAAAAATCAGGGGATGTCTGATAAGTACAGAAATTTATATCAGTCAGCAAAAGAGGCTGAAAATGCATTGGATAAGCTGAAACGGAAACAGCAGGAATTAAATGAATCGGGAAATGGCACCGAGTTTACAGCTAAATATCAAAATGCATATGAGCAAATGATGAACGAGAGAGACAGATTAACTTCATTGCAAAAAGAAAAAAATGCACGCATGGCAAAGAAGTTAAGCCTGTCAGATGTAACTCAAGATGGAAAAATGATTAATCTCGATGAGAAAATTGCAAAAACTCAGAAAAACATTGAAAATCTTGCAAAAAGCATGCAGTCTCTGGAGTCTAAAGGAAAGATGGAGCAGCCTACCCAGGCAGCTAAGAAATTGGCAAAGCAAATTCAGGCGGCAGAAGATAAGCTTGGCCGTTATAAAACGAAAATGTCAGAACTTACGGCAGCAGGAACTGCATATGGCTCTGATGAGTGGATTAAAAATCAGAGAGAGATTCAGAAATGTACCGTTGAAATGGAAAAATTGTCTCGTGTAAAGGCTAATTTGTTGAATTCAAAAGAAGCCGGGCAGCGTCCGATATCTCTCAAAAGTGTTATCGGCGGCGCGGCTATCAAGGGCTTCGACGGTGCCATCAAAGGTGTTGGCTCTGGCATGAAATCACTGGCATCCGGTGTAATCCAGAAGTCTTCTGGTGCGTTCAGTGCCCTGATCCAGAAATTTTCATCCGGGATCCCAACTTTGAAAAGAGCGAGGTCTTCTTTCAATGGTCTTGGAACATCCGGAAAAGGCCTGGCAGGAATACTGAAAACAGTTGGTATGACTGCAAAATTCATGTTTGCAAGTTTTGTAATTCGTGGAGCAATTAACGGAGCAAAACAGGGATTCCAGAATCTGGCACAGTATAGCGGATCAACCAACAGCAGTATATCCATGTTGATGTCTTCACTGACACAGCTCAAAAATTCACTTGCAGCTGCATTTGCACCGATTCTGGAAGTAGTGGCACCAATTCTGAACAGTTTTGTTCAGATGGTTATCCGGGCAGTAAATGCGGTAGGACAGCTCATTGGAGCACTTAGCGGCAAAACAACCATTGTCACTGCAAAGAAGCTCAATCAGGACTATGCAAAGAGCCTGAGCGGTACGTCCAGCGGCTTAGCGGATAATGCCAGCAATGCGGATAAGGCTTCGAAAGCTACAGAGAAATACAAGCGGACCATAATGGGGTTCGATCAGATTAATAAGATGGATGATGATTCATCCTCAGATTCTTCTGGTGGAGGCTCCTCAGCGGGAAATATTGGCGGACTCAGTGATGCAAGCAACATGTTCCAGACCACAACGGTCACGAACCAGTTCAAAGATCTTGCAAAGCTTATCAAGGACGCATGGAAAAATGCAGATTTCACCGAACTTGGTTCTATGGTCGGTGAGAAGCTAAATGCTGCGCTGGAAAAGATTCCGTGGAAGAAGATCCAGAATACTTGCAATAAGATCGCTAAGAGCATTGCTACTTTCCTCAATGGATTTCTGGAAACAACCAACTGGAAGCTTGTTGGAAGTACCATAGTCAAAGGCCTTAATACAGCATTTGGTTTCGTAAATACATTCGCGAAGAATTTCCACTGGAAAAGTCTTGGCAGGGCAATATCCGATGGCATAAATGGCGCAGTTAAGTCATTTGATGCAGCATTGGCAGGACAGACTATAAGCAATACAGTCAAAGGCATTCTTGATACGATTATCGTAGCAATCGAGAATACCGACTGGCAGCAGGTTGGAGAGAAAGTCCGAGAAGTCCTGGTCAACATTGACTGGAAGGGTATAGTAAGCAGGCTCTCAGAAGCCATAGGAGCAGCATTTGGCGGTTTCGCAGCATTCATAGGCGGACTGATTGGGGATGCCTTTACCAATGCAAAAAAATACTTTGAGGGTAAGATTAAAGAGTGTGGCGGCAACGTTGTACTGGGTATTTTCAAAGGAATCACAGATGCAATAAAAGGTATCGCAGCATGGATTAAAGACAATATATTTAAACCTTTCATTGATGGATTTAAGAATGCGTTCGGAATCCATTCCCCGTCTACCGTAATGAGGCAGCAGGGCATCTACATCATCGAAGGATTGCTTGAGGGTGCAAAAAACAAGTTATTAGATCTGTTGAGCTGGTTCGGACAACTTCCGGGAAAAGTAAAAGCAAAACTCGGTGATGCAAAAGCATGGATCAAATCCAAAGGTTCCGATGCGATTCAAGGCCTGAAAAGTGGCTGGGAAGCTGTGAAAGAAAGCCGTTTCCTGAAGTATGTTGCTAATATGAAGAATGAAGTATTTACTAAGATTGGAAACATCAAGGAAAAGGTTACATCCAAAGGTAATGATATTATCAGTGGAATGAAAAATGGATTTTCCAATCATTGGAGTTCGTTTGCGGACACGCTGGGAAACATTCCGAGTAAGATTTCGAGAGCAATTCCTAATCTGTTCTCGATAGGAAAAAATGCAATTCAGGGCTTTGCAAATGGTTTCGGCTCTGTCCATATTCCACTTCCACATGTTTCTGTATCATGGAACAGGCACAGCGTGGGACCGGTAAGTTTCTCCACACCTTCTTTCGGGCTGAACTGGTATGCAAAAGGTGGTTTTCCAGAAAATGGAGAAATGTTCATCGCAAGAGAAAATGGTCCTGAAATGGTCGGCCGAATGGGAAGCAGGAATACCGTAGCCAACAATAACCAGATCATTGAAGGTATCAAAAAAGGTGTCTTTGAAGCTGTAGTGGAAGCTTTTGACATGAGTGGACCTATGAACAACGATAAGGATAAAGACGTTATCGTTAACCTTACGATCAAGGCAGATTCGGAAACATTATATAAAGTGGTTCGAAAAGGACAGAAAAAATACGATAACAGGTATCACGTGGTAGCAACGATATAGGAGGTGGGTAGATGAACGTGATCGATCTTACGGGAGATGGGGACTTCAAGTACCCATCTCAGTTTAAATGGAAAAAAAGTGACATAAGCAAAAGTAATGCTGGAAGGACCAGGGATTATCGAATGCACAAAAATAAAGGCGCAGAAAAACGTACTCTGAGTCTGGGATGGAGGCAGTTATCAAAAACGATGATCCATGAGATTCTTTCAGCGTTTGAACCAGAATATGTGTGGGTGAAATACTGGGATCCCATGAAGGGAAAAAACGTGACCAAAGAGTTTTATACTGGTGACATGGAAGCAGAGGTCAAATGGTGGAGAAAAGGCAGAGAGCGTTACGGTACGCTGAGTTTTGACATAGTTGAGGTGTAACAAATGATCAATGTTTCGAAAGAATTTAAAGAAAAAATAGAATATGGAAGATTCCTGTTATACCTGACGATTACCCTTGTTGATGGAACAGTATTGAATCTGGATGATTCCAACATATGGGAAGGCGGATTCAAGATTGATGAGGGAGTTACTGAGAGTGGAGAATTCACCATTGGAAGCTGTATCATCAACAAAATGACGGTAGTACTGCATGATGAGGATGAAAAGCTATCCAGACAGGTATTTGACGGAGCACAGGTCATACCTTATGTCGGCATAGAGCTTGATAACGGAAGCATAGAAAAAATACCTAAGGGTGTCTATGAGGTTGACAGTACATCGTATGATGGTGATCTGATCACACTGGAATGCCTCGATAACATGCATAAGCTTGACAAGGAATATGCAGGAGTAACGACTACATATCCAGCCACGATTCAAACGATTGTGACTGATCTGTGCACGTATTGCGGTGTGGTGCTGCAGTCGGCAAGATTTGATGGCTATAATGTTAAACTTACAAAGCGGCCGACTAACAGCGGAATTACGTGTAGACAGGTACTATCATATGCAATGCAGATGATATGTAAGTTTGCAAAATGTGATGCCAACGGGAAACTTATCATTGATTGGTTTAACCAGCAGGTATTTGAACAGAATGCTTTGCTGGATGGAGGCATTTTCGATGATGACAGTCCTTATTCATCAGGCTATGAGGCTGATGGCGGAACGTTTTCACCCTGGAATACAGGTTATGAACACAGTTCAGGAACGTTTGAGGATATGGATGCGTTCCATCACATATACACGCTGGACACGTTGGATGTTGCTGTAGAAGATGTGATCATCAGCGGTGTACAGGTAACTGCTGAAACAGAAGATACTGAAAATGGAGATACATTCTTTTATGGTGAAGAAGGGTATGTCCTGAAAATATCAGGAAATCCGTTTATCACAAAGGAAAATGCCGCGAATTTCGCAGAATATCTCGGCAAAAAACTTATCGGGCTGATATTCCGGCCGCTTGATGCATCGGCTCTTCCGGATCCAACAGTGGAGGCAGGAGATATAGCATATATTTCAGATGGACCATCGAAGAGTTATTCAGCACTTGTTACCAATCTCAGCTTTGATCCTGATGATAATATGTCGATTTCATGTGACGCGGAATCTCCGAAAAAGACAGAATCACAACGACCGACAGAACTGGAACAGACGCTTGCAAAGATACGTAAGGAAACAGAGAATACTTTGTCTGCCTATGACCTTGTCGTCCAGCAAATGAGTCAACTTGCTGCCAACACCTTAGGTTTCCACGAGACAAAAATCATCCAGGACGACGGTTCCGTGATCGTGTACCGGCATGACAAACCGAAATTATCCGAATCAAAGATAGTATATAAATCCGGTATTGACGGTTTCTTCGTAACGAGAAACTACACCGGCAAAGATTCAATCACTGTCTGGACGAATGGATTTGACAGTAACGGCAATGCAGCACTCAATATCCTTTCCGTGATCGGCATCCACTGGGACTGGGCTTATGGCGGAACATTGACGTTGGGCGGTGAAGGCAATAAAAATGGTGTGCTAAGGATTTTGAATGTAAATGGCGCACAGATTGGAAAATGGGATAATACGGGTGCTGATATAACAGGGACGATAAAAACGATAACAAGCGAGGGCGTTTATGCAAAAATGACAGGTCAAGATATTGTCTTTGTTAACGGCAATAATGATATCGACGAACAAATACTTATGCGAATCGGTGCAACGATATCAACAGATGATAATTTTGCAGATATTAATTTAGGCGAAAATACAAGCTTCGGTATTGGCGGTAATGGACGAGAAATGTTCCAAATGCATCCATATGATGACTGGACTACAAAAATCCTTGGAAACTTCGAAGTAATGTCCGGCACAAAATCGCGTGTTGCAGAAACCCAGAATTTTTCTGACAGGCTTCTGTATTGTTATGAAACTCCAACTCCGATGTTTGGCGATGTTGGATGCGCACAAACAAATGCAGAGGGGGTGGCAATTATTGATATCGATCCTGTATTCGCAGAGACAATCAGTACAGGAACTGAATATCAGGTGTTTTTGCAGAAAGAAGGACCGGGAGATCTGTGGATACAGGAAAAAGACGAATCCTATTTCGTAGTCAGGGGTACACCGGAACTTAAGTTTTCGTGGGAGCTTAAGTGTTCTCAGAAACATTTTGAACATCTTCGTTTGGAAGAAGAAACTCAAAGGACTATGGTATCAAAAGATATAAACAATGCGGAAAACGACTACAGCGACATCATTGACGGTCTTGTTAATGATTATGATACAGAAATGGAGGAACTGATAAATGAAAGCAATTAAGATTATAAGCATCATCAATCAGGGAGGAGAGTATTCTGTCACTACAACCTATAACGAAGTAGATGATTCCGGAAATGTAGTAAAGAAAAATACAAAGGCACCAACGTATTATGCGGTAGGAAATGTACTGGAAGCTGTGAAACAGATTGAAGCGGATGCAAAAGCCCGCCTGGAGGAATAAAACATGGCAATAACAATGCGGCATGGTCCGTACAACAAATTTGATCCTCAGAAACTCCGCACGGCTGAGATTGCTGTGGTGACAGAAGGGGATCCTCATGCATCGGACGGGAAAGCAATCTACCAGTGCTTTTCTCCGGGCGATGTTAAACGTATGGCAACCTATGAAGATATGCTAGATCAGATTGACGAGGCCGGAGGAGAAGTCATCGACAATCATATCGAGGAAAAAGTCGGAGTAGCTCTGAAAGCCTGTGAGGATGCCACAAAAGCGGCACAGGATGCAAAGACGAATGCAGACAAGGCAGTTTCCAGTGCGAATACTGCGGCATCGAGCGCAAGTACTGCAGCTAATACTGCAAATAAGGCAGCTGAGGCCGCGTCCAAGGCAGCAGAGGATTGCAAGAACCTGATTGATGAGAAACATGTGGCAGAAATTGAAAAAGCAGTGCAACAGTCACTCATGGTAGATGCTGTAGATGGTACTGTGACCGGTAAGACAGTAACAGATCTTCCGGAGAATACAACACCGGCAGATACAGATTATTTCCTTAATGCGACGGGGAATGCAATGAAAAAAACAAAAGTGTCGCAGCTGATCACGTGGCTGAAGGAGAAGCTGGGGATTAATGCACTAAACACGAAAATGAATAATTATGTTACTATTAAAAATTTTGATCAAAAAATAACTCTGAAAAGTGGTATTGCGACTGTAAATATCAATGCTGCATTAGATGGTTATATACTTTTAGGAATCGTGCGATGCAGTTTCGCGAGTAGTTATTTAACTACGACTGGATATACATTAAGTGGAAATAATTTATCATTTTATGTACGAGACGTTTCGGCACCTACGACTTCCTCAGCTTCGGCAAACTGCTATGTAACAGCATTGTATGTTAAAAATTAAATTTTTAGAAAATTGTGCCGGCGCAACCGGAGAAAGAGAACGTATCATGAACAATACAATAGCAATATTTGAACCAGGCTTAAGATACATCAGGACGTCTGGACTTTGGCAGTATGACTATGGCCAGGTCCTGCGGATTCAGGGAATAAATCTTCCATCAGTAGTAGAAATCCATTTCTCATTGACTGATAAAAGCGGTAGTTCTGTTACAAGACTTGGAACGTCGAAAGATGGTGTTACAGAAGTAGTAATTCCAGACTCAATGCTTGAAAACAATGGGATTGGACAGAATTACAACATTTATGCCTTTGTATATTTGACTGATGAAAAATCAGGGAATACAGAATATCGGGTCAAAATTCCGGTAAAGACAAGACCAAAGCCAGAAGTACCAGTAGCACCGGAAGAACCTGATTTATTCAGGAATGTAGTACTGACAGTAAATGACGCAACTGATCGCGCCGAAGTGGCGGAAAAATCTGCCGAAGCGTGGGTGCATGGAAATGAAAATTATCCAGAGCGAGAAAATGACAACGCAAGATATTATGCTGATCAGGCACATAAAGAAGCTGTATCAATTTTAGGCAGAGTAGAGGAAGGCAAGAAAAGTATAGATGCCTATGTCAATGAGAAAAGGGAAGAACTGAAAGGTAATACCGGAAATGTGTTTTTTGCAGCGTTCCGCGTCGTGGACGGCCGTTTGAAAATGTATTCAGACGCATCTGTCGACAAGGTGTGTTTTGAACGGTCTGGAAGCCGACTGAAATACAGACTGAAAATATAAGGAGGAAATATGAGAACTGAGAATGATTATACGGAAACCGATCTTGGAAACATCTCTCCGAATCCAAGAGGTGAATATGATGAGAAAGCATCTTATGAATATCTGGATCTCATAAGTTATCAGGGTGGATCATACCTCTGCCTTGCAGAGCCTAAAACGATTGTTTCCGGAATAGCTCCGAAAGCTGGGCAGAATACCGAAGTATGGCAGATGATTGCGCTTCCGGGTGAACTTACACCGGAATACATAGCCATGCATGATGACACTATTGCCAAAGCAAAACAGACTGAAGCGTCCAGAACAGCAGCAGAACTTGCACAGGAAGCAGCGGAAACAGCGCGAACAGATGTGGTACAGATGCATTCAGAAACACTTCAGGCAGCTACCGAGGCAAGAGAAAACTGCGACAGTTCTGCCGGATATGCGCAGGCCGCAGAATTATCCAGAAAAGCGGCAGCAGAGTCTGAACAGAACATTAATGCACAGGTAACAGGATTTGAAACAGAGGTGTCTGAATCAGTCACTCAGGCAACAGAACAGATTACGACGGCGAGACAGAAAGCTGTACAGACGATCACGAGCCAGCAGGATACTTCCGTGCAGGCGGTGAAAGATCAGACTGCAGCCTATATCTCTGAAAAGAACACAGAAGCAAAAAAAGAGATTACAGATCACGCGGAGCAGGAGATTGTCAGGATAAATGCACAGGATTCCGTGCAGCAGATTCAGAAAAATAAAGAAGATGTTGCTTTACTAAAAAAAGATTTAACACAGTTAGAGGAAGCAATAAACTATGTGAAAGCCACCGATATGCTTGGCTCGATTTCTGGTTTTAGATATAGCAAAAATGTAACAAATCCACAATGGATGAATAACGAATTTTCATGTGAATCCAGTGGGGATGGATTCTGTGCTATCGGCAGTTTTGATAATTATTATTTGAAAAGTGGCAGAAAGTATATTGTTGCTTATGAAAGTAGTGGACCATGTATACTTAGAGGAATGAACGAATATGTTTATAGTGATACTATTTCCAATAATATTGGTGCTAGCTTCTCATTAAATAGTTTTGTAAAGTTTGAGCCGACAAAAGATGCCGTTATTTGTGTAACAGACATTCCAAGTGGTACTATATCAATTAAAATTACTGTATTTGATGTCACAGCGGTTGACGAAAGTGTATTAAATGCTATTGATTTTACGGATATGTCAATAAGTTATTCTATTGTTATTGTCGAAAGAGCAACACTGGCAGACAGAGCAACACTGGCAGACAGAGCAACAGTGGCAGACAGGGCTAATAAAGTTGATACTATCGCAGGTGCTAAAAGTGTTAATCTGATTGACGAAACAACCGTTAATGGAGCAACATCAAATATCGGAAATAAGCTAACATATGTAAATACTAGTGTAGATTATAAAGGTAGTGGATTTAGTTTCACAGCAGAAAGCGGAAAGTCTTACTATGTCGGTGCAATCATAACGAACAATGCTGACGTAGATTTGCCGGGATTTTCAAGAGCGTACACTGGTGTGACTGATTCAACATATTTGGGTACTGTACCAAGCGGTTCTACAATCGTTGATATGGTAAAAGTAGACGGAATAGATGGAAAAATCGGTGTTGTATATTCGTTCTATTCTGCAACTGCTATTTCCGTAAATTACACAATGCAGATGTTCGCTTTTGAGGATTTAGGCGGTAGTTTTGAATTGTATAAACAGAAAATGTTTTCTGATTATGTTATTGATAAATCCGTTTATGCTGATATTGCAAGTAAGTGTTTTACTGGAATGGAACAGAAAAACATTTGTGCTTTTGGTGATAGCATTACCGCACAAGCAAAATGGTATGAACCTTTGAAAAGTTATTTAGGTGCATCTAATATCTATAATCGTGGTATCGGTGGCACTTGCATAGGTGGGAGTGGCGCAAATGCAATGTGACAAGACGTTAGAATTAACGCTTTGGAGAAAGACATTGATTGTTTGCTGATTATGGGTGGAACAAATGACTCCGCTCAAGGTGTAACCATTGGGGAAATTAGCAGAGATAATCTTGATACAAGCACTTTTGTTGGTGCTTATAATGTGCTTTTGAGCAAGGTTTATTGCAAATACTATCATCTTGGGACTCATGAGGGAATTACGCAGACAACAGAAACAAAGCCTATCCAGATTATGCTTGCAACACCTATTTACTGTAATGATTCGGCATATGGAAATATGGATAATATTGCAGAAGCTGTCAGAGGTATTGCAAATATGTGGGGCATTCCAGTGGCTGACCAACACGCAAAGAGCGGTATCAATGCTGTTACATCAGAACTATATCTTGCAGATAAAGTGCATCCAAATGACGAGGGCGGAAAGCGTGTTGCGAATGTATGGGCAAACGCATTAAGAGAAAATGCCGAACTAAACTAAAGGAAGCATTTAATATGAAATGCTTTTTGAGAGGAAGAAATAATATGGAGAAAATTAGAGCAGAGCCTAACTAGTTTTTTATTTTACAAAATTGCGCCGGCGCAACCGGAGAAAGAGTGAAAAAGTGAAAGAAATACTCATGCAGACATATACTATTGTATTACCGGTACTTTTGGGCTATATCGTTTGGCTCTTAAAGAATCAGAAAAAAGACCGGGATGCAAACAGCAAAGGTACCATGCTCCTGTTACGTACACAATTGATTGAGTATCATGCAAAGTACATGGAATTAGGAGATATTCCTTCCTATGCTTACCAGAACTTTTGCGAAATGTATGATGCCTATCATGCACTGGGCGGGAATGGCATGGCAACAAAAATGAAACAGGAAATTGAAGAATTACATATTAAAAGAAAAGGAGAATAAGACATGGACGTAAATGTAATGATGCAGTATGTAACCTATGGACTGGCGCTGATCGGTGTGCTTGCGTTTCTGGTATCGATTATCGTGCAGGTGATCAAGGAGCTTCCGGGACTTAACCAGGTTCCTACAAGTATTGTGGCTCTGGTCACATCACTGATCCTGTGTCCGATGGCATTGGTGATTTTATGTACATATTATAAGATGGTGATTACCTGGTATTATATTATTGCTTCTGTAGTTGCCGCATTCATTGTATATCTGGTGGCAACCGGTGGATGGGAAAAAGTAAAATCGATCTGGGACAGAACAAAATACAAAGATTCAGAGGGCGAGTGATCGTCCTCTTTTTTTAATGGAGGCAGATATGGAAATAAAAGGTATTGATATATCTTCGTGGCAGGGAAAAATTGACTGGAAGAAAGTGTCAGATTATGGAATGGACTTTGCCATTATCCGTATTACTGAGGTTGGAAATGTGAAGGACAGCCAGTTCGAAAACAACTTTGCCGGATGTAATAAATATAAGATTCCGGTAGGAGTATACAAGTACTCCTATGCCATGAATATTTCCGAAATTCAGTCAGAGGCAAGGAAAGTTGTTTCTGTCTTGAACGGTAGAAGAATCCAGTTTCCAGTATTTCTGGATCTGGAACACAATAATCAGCGCGCTCTTGGAACTGAGAGCATCCACAAGATGGCTGATGCATTCCGTGAGATCATCGAAGCTGCAAGTTATAAATTCGCAATCTACTGCAACGTAGACTGGTATGTGAACGTGATCTGCAGCCATCTGAAAAAGTACGATTTCTGGGTAGCAAGGTACCCAGAAAACGACAACGGTACGGTGGTTGAAAGACTCCGCCCGGATTTTGGTGTGGGCTGGCAGTATTCCAGCAAGGCGGTTATTCCGGGCATTTCCGGTAAGGTAGACAGAAACGTATTTTATAAGGATTATACAGAAGCAAAGAAGGAGGAAACAACAGTGGCAACCGATAAATTGAAAGAATTTAACGATCTTGGCGATTTCTATGCCGGAGAAGGAACCGGTAAGCCATATCTGGAAAAAGCTACACTTGCATATCTGGATGACTTCCAGCGAAATGCAGGATATAACAACTACACAAAGTTTGCCCGTGATGTCAACAGCTGGGGACAGCCGGGATGCCAGGGACAGTCATGGTGTGCGGTATATCAGTTCTGGAAACTGGTAAAAGTGTTCGGACTGAAAAAGGCTCTGCAGATTATGGGCGGTGGCTTCTATAACTGCCAGAGCGTCACACGACATGCAAAAGCAAACGGCACATGGAAGAAGACTCCGAAGAAAGGCGCGCTGATTATCTTCCGGAACGGTGCACATATTGGTTCGGTGCGGAAATTTGACACTACTTACGTATATACCAACGAAGGCAATACTTCCAGTGCTTCCGGAGTGATCGCCAACGGTGGCGCATGCCGGAACAAAAAATATAAGCTCACAGATTCCGCAATTGACGGATATGTCTGGATCGATTACGGTGCAGCCGCAGATCAGACATCAACAGCGACGGCAATTAAGCTGAACAAGACACCGAAGTATGTAGCGAAAGTTACAGCAACAGAACTCAATGTGCGTTCCTGGGCTGGCGCAGAGAATCCGAAGATTAAGAAGTGGCCGCTTCTGAAGAAAGGAAATCTGGTAGATGTATGCGATACCATCAGGGCAGCAGACAAATCGGAATGGAACTACATCCGGATTGCAGGCAAGTACTATGGATTTGTTGCAAAGAAATATCTGAAGAAACAGTAATATAATTAAGAAGAAACTCCGGCAGGTACCCATCTGCCGGAGAAATATTGTATCATCTTTTTGCCTACGATTTGCCTACCGTTTGTA